TGTTAAGTCTCAGGATGGAGCGGTAGTTCTGAACAACGACAAGGTAACAGAATACAGCACGGACAGCAAATATGATGGGCGGTACAAGGTTGCTGCCCTCGTAGGACAAAACAGAGTAGTGATTGGCAGATATTCTACGAAAGAAAAATGCAGAATGGCGATTTCAATGCTTATGGACTGCTACACCATGAATTTGCTGTTTGAAAGAGGACAGGATGAAAACCCCAGAGACTTAGTATGTGAATATGTGGCGGATCAACCACTTGGAGTGTTTGAGATGCCGCAGGAGGATGAAATCGAATAGGAGGACACTATGAGCAAAGAGTTTTATAGAGGGGAAATCTTCTATATCCGCAATGAGAGCGAATATAGCGGAAATGTACAGGGGGGGGGTAGACCTGCGGTAATCATAAGCAATGATATTGGCAACAATGCAGCTCCCATATTGGAAGTGGTTTACCTTACCACCCAGGAAAAGAAACCGTTGCCGACACACGTTAAAATCAACAGTTCAAAATATCCGTCCACCGTGCTTTGTGAGCAGATTGATACGGTAAACAAGGATAAGGTTGGAGATTACATAGGACAGTGTTCTATGGCGGAAATGAAAAAGATTGATGCAGCGTTGGCAGTAAGTATAGGCATTGGAATTAACATCAAATCGAATGATCTGGTAAAGAAGTGGGCGGAAGCCGCAAATGAAGTAGTGGAGCCGGAGAAGAAAGAACCTGAGCCTGTTGTGGCAAAGGTGGAGATGCCGGACATTGAGACACAGTTGGAAATCGCAAAAATCACAGCCGAGAGGGACGTGTATAAGCGGTTATACGAGGAAGCAATGGCCCGGAGATAGGAGGAAGTATGGCTCTAATAAAGAGAGATAGAGAAAACTTCTGGATGCTAAATTGGCTTGATGAATACATGACCGGTCACAAAGGATTTATATGTGGAGGATGTTTCAAAAACATATTCAATAAAGAAAAGGTAAAAGACCTTGATATTTTCTTTGAGAATGAAAGTGATTTTGATGATGCGGTACAGTATTTTGACAGCCAGACACCCGGATATGACGGAGACGATGTAAGAGATGAGAAATATCATTTCCACTACGAAAACGACAATGTAAAGGCGTACAAACACATTGAAACAGGTGTTGTGATTGAACTTTGTTGCAAAATATTTGGAAAACCGGAAGAAATTCTGAATAAGTTCGATTTCACAATCACGAAGTTCGCATATTACAAAGAGGAAGTAGAGGATGAAACTGGTGCGGTAGCGAAAAACCAAGAACTTCCGTTTGAAACTCTGGAAGATGAACATTTCTTAGAGGAAATTGGAATACCGGAAACACACATTGAGTACAAAATCCTGATGGATGATGCGTTTTTTGAACATCTGCATCTTAAACGGATTGTAATTGATAAAGATATTCCATTTCCAATGAGCACTTTTGAACGGATGCTGAGATATGCAAAGTACGGATATTTCCCATGCAAAGAAACAAAGATGAAGATAATCAATGCACTTAGGGATTTGACAGACGAACAGGTTGAATTATCTGAAAGCCTTTATGACGGCATGGATTAAGGAGGAAACATGAAAAAGACAGCGAGAGTAATAGTGACATTAGCTTGTAACAGAAAATGCCCCGGATGCTGCAATGAGACAATCGGAAAGGTTGCGAGTATCGGAGATATTTCGGTTCTCTCAGACTATGAGGAAGTTGTGATAACCGGCGGAGAACCAATGCTCAACCCGGACAGCCTGTTGAGATTTATCAAGGCACTGAAAAAGCAGAACAAACGGCAGAGAGTGTATCTGTACACGGCTTGTTTATCAATGGATGATTACGGAAAGATCCTTAATCAGTTGGACGGAATCACAGTAACGCTCCATGCCGAGGCAACGGATGATGATATTCGCAATCTGAAATATATGAGCTGCAACCTCTATGGAGAGGATTTGGATATGCGGTTGTTCATCGACCGTAGAGTATATGAAAAATATGATTTATCCAATATCTGCCTGAAAACGTGGGATGTCGTGAGAAAACTGGAATGGAAAGAGAAATGCGATCCGGCGGACAATGAGGATCTGCTTTTGTTCCATTTGTTTTAAGGAGAACACTATGGGAAATTACAAAGTGGTTTCAATAACGGACCGGGAGGGCAATCCCCGGACAGATGGGAGATACCCTGACAGAGCAGGAAGAATATGTGCCAAGCCAAACGTGAGAATCGGAGAACAGATGGTAATTCAGTGGATCTCAAATGCCGATGGCACACCATATGTCGGAGAACTCACAACGAGTATGGCAATTTCCTATATTGAGATAAAAGGAAAAATCACAGTAACAACGAGACATTCAGTATACACATTCGAGAAGTTATGAGAGAATCAGAAACTTTTGATTACATCCGCCGGAAGTACCCGGGCAAGGAAGAAAAATGGAGAAAAGTCACTAGACTTGTAAAATTCGATGAGAATTTGGAAGTTAAGAGCGTGCATGATTTCAACATCAACTGCTACATATCAACATTTGGGAGGCTTATAAGAAACGGAATCCTCTGCAATATGGCATACGGAGATAAATATGATATTTCCAGTATGTTCACAGACACGGATGGGAACCAAGTACGGTTTAAGAGACACCAGATTGTTATGCAGACTTTCTTCATGGGAGACAGACGGCGGTATGACACCGTAGACCATATAAATAACATGGAGAGGTTCGATAACAGCATATACAACCTCAGATGGGCGGACAAGGGCGTACAGTGCGGAAACCGCAAGGACAAGCCTGGGAAACACAGAATGGTTATCTGCATAGGCGATGAGGAAGAAATCTTTTTCTCATGCCGGGAGGCGGAACGCCTGTATAATCTACCGCCGAACTCGGTTGGTAAGGTATGCCGTGGAGAACTGGAATCCATATATGGTTATAGATTTGGATATTTATAAGGAGATCAGAGATGGGAAAAGATTGGACCGGAAACGGCAAGAGTATTTTTACAACCCTTGGCGCATCCAACCACACAGAGAAAGAAAGAGAGATTAACGACTACTATGCGACAGACCCTATCGCAGTAGACGCATTGTTACAGGGGGGGGCAGAGCTGAATCATAAGATTTGGGAGTGCTCTGCAGGACAAGGACACTTATCAGAACGTCTCATAGAACTTGGGTACGAGGTACGCAGTACGGACCTTATCGACAGAGGGTATGGAGAGGGTGGAATAGACTTCTTGCAGACAACAGAAATGTGGGATGGCGATATTCTTACCAATCCTCCATATAAGTATGCGAAAGAGTTTATTGAGCACGCAATGACGATCATACCGGACGGGAGAAAAGTGTTCATGTTCCTTAAATTACAGTTTTTGGAGGGAAAGGCTAGAGGCGAACTGTTTAAGAAATACCCTCCGAGATATGTGTATGTGTCACGCAGCCGTATTCTGTGCGCCAAAAACGGAATGTTTGAGGAAATGAAAGCCGGAGGCGGAAGTGCAGTTGCATACGCGTGGTATGAGTTTCAGAAAGGTTATAAGGGAGTGAGCATTATTAAGTGGATAAATTAGATTTTGGTTACTACAACATGGACTGTATGGCCGGTATGAAACTTTTCCCTGATAAATACTTTGATGTGGCAATCGTAGACCCACCATACGGGATCAATGCGCCGAACATGGCGATGGGAACCAATAAGAGCCGGACGAAGAACGGTTATCCTGCCGAAAGCACAGCAAGCAGATTAAAGCGAAGCGGGCAGACAAAGGAATGGGATAGCAAGCCGCCGACAGAGGAATATTTCAAAGAATTGTTCCGGGTATCGAAAAATCAGATTATATGGGGCGGAAATTATTTCAATCTGCCACCGACAAAATGTTTTGTTGTATGGGATAAGGTGCAGCCGTGGGATGCCTTTTCACAAGCGGAGATTGCGTGGACTTCCTACAATCTCCCGGCAAAACTGTTCAGATACTCAAACACTGGCGGAGCAAATTCAGAGAAACGCATCCACCCAACCCAGAAACCGATAGCATTGTACGAATATCTAGTAGGTGCTTTTAAGCTATCGGGGGGGGTGGTACTTGACACCCATGTAGGATCTGCGTCAAGCCTCATAGCATACCACAGAACCGGTGTGAAGTTTGTAGGATTTGAGATAGATACCGAGATGTATGAGGTCTCAAATACAAGGTTAGAAAGAGAAAGAGCACAATTATCACTATTTGATTTGGGAATGGAAAGGAACGATAACAGATAATAGGAAAGGAGAAACATGAGGGTAAAAAAGGTTTGCAGATGCAAAACTTGTCAAAAAATATACCCCAACGGAATCGTGGAGATATGTAATTGCGGAACTATTTTGGGAGAAAAGATACCGAGAGCTGAAAGATTAAGCAAAATGTTCATTCCGGGCGCAACAATTACATTCAATCCAGAGGCATTTCAAGGATATGAAGAGGGGGTATTAAGAGCGACCGATAATTGCGAAACCATTGTTGCAAGAAAAAGATTTTTACGAAGATGGGAGGTTATTTAGCTGATGAGTAGTTTTGTACCGATTTATGCGGTAGATTTCGATGGAACGCTCTGCGAAAGCAAGTGGCCCGGAATTGGCGCACCTAACAAAAAACTGATACAGCACCTCGTTCAACGCAGAGCAGAGGGCGCAAAAGTGATACTTTGGACTTGCAGAGTGGAAGAACATCTGAAAGAGGCGGTGGACTGGTGCGGTAAATTTGGTTTGGAGTTTGATGCAGTCAACGACAATCTGCCTGAAAATATTGAAAAATATGGGAACAACCCAAGAAAGGTGTATGCCACTTGTTATATTGACGATTTAGCCGTGGATAAAAACAAATACGATCTTCCGTTTCATACTGACGAAGAGATAGACTACTCAAAATTCGATAAATACCCTATCGGAAGTGAGTGGATGTTAAAGACGGAATATGCAGAGTTACCAGTGATAATAGAAGAGGTAAATGCTTTTCATGGGTATATCAGTGCGAGAAGCACGAGTGAAGAGGACAAATTTAGATTTTTCAAAGTCCGCCGTGATATTGAATGGTTTTACGACAAATTATTTCCAAAGGAGTGATTCAATTATGAAGAAAAAGAAAATCAATCCGCAGGAATTTGACTGTGGATGTTGCGGAAATCAGATTTATAAGAGCCGTCTTAGAGACGAGGTAAAGTGCTGTTATTGCGGTTATATCAATCATGTAGGGAAATACACAGGTAGGAGGAAGAGACTTGGATAAAACGAAAATAGAGTGGGCTGACAGCACATGGAATCCGATTACCGGCTGCCGTCATAAATGCCCTTATTGTTATGCCAGAGGCATTGCAAACCGTTTTGTATCACGGAAAGGATGCCATCTGGTAGAACCGGAGACGTACAAACTTGGAGACGATGGTTCTGAAACTTATGAGATAAATGAGCAACCGTATTATGTTGATGATGAGACCGGAAAACAATTCAGATGCGCCTATCCGCATGGATTTGTGCCGACAATCCACAGATACCGCATGGGAGAATACAGAGACAAAAAGAGGCAGAGAAATATCTTTGTCGGATCAATGTCGGATGTGTTTGGAGAGTGGGTTCCTGATAGATGGATCAGGGAAGTGTTTAATGCTTGTGAGAAAGCTCCGCAGCATAATTACCTCTTCCTCACGAAGAATCCCGGAAGATATATGGAGCTGCATCATTATGGAGAATTACCACTCAGAGATAATATGTGGTACGGAACGACAGTCACAGATCCAGATACGGAGTATATGGGGCAGGACGGACACTATGAGTTCCATACGTTTTTGTCAGTAGAGCCTATACTGGCAGACTTCGGAGAACTGAGTGAGAAATCATACATCCCGGAGTGGATCATCGTAGGAGCGGAGACTGGCAGCAGAAAGGATAAAGTCATACCAAGACGAGAATGGATTGAAAATATTGTGGAGCAGTGCAGAAAGTACAACATACCGGTATTTATGAAACCAAGCCTCACGGACATTTGGGGCGAAGAACTCATTCAAGAGTTTCCGAAAGCCCTTATTCATGCCTGATTTATTCCAGAGCATTGATAAGAATATGGTTAAATCGCCGGTAGCGTACTGCAAAACACACAAAGGGTATCTATCAACGAAGCAAATGAAAGTCCATAAGTGCCTGCAGATAGGATGCACTGGACTGGAAAGATTGGAACATCCCTACTGGGAGGAACGCCAACGGAAAAAGGATGAAGCGAAGAGAAAAAAGAAGCAACAGTAAATTGGTTCATGTTTCATTTGATGAAGTAGAGAGATTTGTTCCGAGAGTTCCGAAACAGATCTGCCCGGATGAGGATAACACCACTCCGAGGATATGCGTAGCACCTAACATATTGAGTGCAATCCAAGCGATGCCGCAAGGCGGAACAGTAGCGTACAACATGGCAAGGGTTGGCGTACCGGTTGTTATCCATGCGTATTACATAGAGAGTGATGCTATCCTCATGCCGGAACAGATAGCGGATAAAGTGCCGGATGCCGTTGCCACAGGAGAAATGTGGGTTATGGCAGTTCCGGCAGCAGTCCGCCGAATAGACTACGAGATTGTTGATCCGTATGTGCCTATGAGGATTGATAGGAATGGCACGAGAGAGCGATTTCTTGTATGGTACGGAGAATTGAAACGGGTTCAGTATCAGGATAATTGGAGAAATCTATCTACCAGAACAGCCAGAAATCAAAAGGCGGTAGAGTGGTTTATGGAAAATAAGCCAGACATATCGTACAGAACATTTATGTCAAATATGGACGATGAACTATTGAAATCATTCCATGTGGAATTACAGGAGGTATGGGAGTGAACAAACAGAAGAAATTAGCAAAACAGAATACGCCGTTGTATAAGAGAGTACCGACACTTAATCTGGTGGACTATTCAGATATAAAAGTGCCGCTAGTAGTGATATATGACAGCCCGAAAGACTTTCCGGGAAAAGTGGTGGCAAGAGTATGGGACGGAGAGAAGAATCGGCCAACGAATGTTTACTGCGAATATGAAAACCTTAAAAGATGCGAAGATGATGTAATGTCAGCCGGATTCGTGTTCAAATTTCCAAGGGCACCGGAGGACGATGCGTGCATCGTTGAAACATACATGAGATAGGAGGATTGCAATGGCAAAGAAGAGAAGCTGCCGCAGAACAGTAAATGAAGATAAGGTACATGAAAAAGCGGTTAAAATTCGCAAAATGACCGATGAACAGTTGGTGCAGTATGTCAATGACAGAGCGGAAAAAGCCAGGAGTGAGGGATTTAATCAGGGAAAGAAATCGGCTACCGGAATGACAGTCAATGATTTTCTGAAAGAAATCTCAAAAATCAAAGGTGTTGGAGATGTCACAATCTGCAAAATCATGGAGCATTTCAGAGAGAAAGGAATCCGGGATGAATAAGACACCACTGCAAATATTCGAGGAACGTAACGAAAAGGATTGCTGTCTCAACTGCGGAAAACTGATTGTTAAGCAGACAGACGCAGGGCATATAAATTTCTGCGGAGAAACAGGAAAGATCATTCTCGATATGTTCCTTGATGTTGGAACCCATTTTCCAAAATGCAAGTATGAGAGAAAGGAGGAACCTATGCGTATACAGAATAACATTTTCATCAAGGCAGTAGCAATCAGAGAAGAGGACGGATTGGAAATCGGAACTGAATATGATGTAGAGGACATTATGATGGGGCAGAGCAATACGAGTGTGAGCTTAGTAGGAATGAAAGGATCGTTTAATAGTATTTCATTCAAGTTCATGCACGATGGCAGAGAGATTGACATTTTCAGAAGCCCCTTAATCAACCCGTATATGAGATTTAACGGCAACAACGGGATTTGTTATAAGGAGTAGCTGATGATAAAAACGTGGTATGAGGAATATGAGAAGATAAAGGATAAGGCGATAGTGGTATTTGGATATGAGTGGGAGTCTATGGCAGATGAACAGAAAGAGAAGATCCTAGCAGAGAAAACCGTGATAATGAGCGGAGACAGCGGATATGCCTGCAAACGCTATCAAATTATCGGAAACGCAAACAATCTGTCAGACCATGAATGTGCCATAATAGCGGATGGTGGAAACCTTTGCTTTGGGTACAGAATGGAGGGACAGGAAATCGTTGTATACACAGATTAAAGGAGGACAATATGGAAGCAAGAGAACTGGCAAATAAGCTCTATGGACGAGCATACGGAGATAGTTTCGATGATGTGCTGGAAGAGGCAAAACAGAGTGGTCTCGTCATTGTGACGGGCGCATCAGATGATTTGATGGAGTTCAATGGAGCAATCTGCGACGAGGGAGGCTGTTTTGATGGTGGAAGAGTTTATTTCGATAAGGACGGAGTAGATCAGGAGGGAGAAGAACGTGCCAACTGGATAGATGCCAGATGGTGTGATGGAATGAACCGAGACGGACTTCCGGCAACATGGACGTATGAGACAGAAATTCCTTGTGAGAGATTTGATATTTGGGAAGATGGAGAGGTCTACTGCGTAGGTTTGGTGTTCTCAATCGAGGATCTGAAATGAAAACCGCAGAAACCGTAGCATTGGAAAAGGCAATCAGAAGAGCCACATACAAAATGGGAACATTTGGCTGCTATGAGGTAACGATAGGATATGGCGGCAGAGAACGTGTGGACTACATGACATACGACACCAAGGGCATTTTCCGATGCTACGAGGTCAAGGTATCAAAGGCAGATTTCCATAGTGCAGCAGTTAAATCGTTCGTAGGTCACTACAACTATTATGTGCTTACCAGAGAACTTTACGATCAGGTCAAAGGAGAGATTCCAGACTGGGTTGGTGTGTATATTGGCGATTACTGCGCCAAGAGAGCCAAGAAACAAGATTTATCCGGTAGGGAATACAAGACACGCAGATCAATCAATGGGCGCAGTACAGAGGTATCTACGCCGTGGGAGGATATGCTCAAAGAAAGCATGATCCGGTCGCTGTACCGTGACTCAGATAAGCTGATTCAGACAGAGGACGAGCAGTACATAAGCCGTCTCAGAAGCCAGATTGACAAGGCAAGGACTGAAAGGGACAGAGAATCAAAGAAGTACCTCAGATTATGGAAAGCCGTAAGGAAAGAATTTGGCGATGAAAAGGCATGGGAACTCATAGAAAAGGCAGAGGAATAAAACCTCTGCCTTAAATTATTTCCTGCCATTTATGGCAATCACTACATCATCAAAACCGGAATCAGAGTAGCAAGTGCCCTCCTGAGAAAGAGTTGTACCTGGCTGCAATTCTTGGTTATCATCCATAAAAGATAATTCGCTAAAATTAACCATCTTCCCATCTTTAAGGTACACCACATCCATCCACACATAATCTGCGGCGGAAGTTCCGTTGTTTGTCACGGATGCAACAATGCCGCTGTCGGTAGTATTGTAGTCAACGGATAAGTCAGAATAGACAGGAGAGTATTCTTTTTCCTCAGATACGGACAGCACGTAATCAAAACTATCAATCTTATCCCATTCATCAAATGTAGTCCATATACCGGCTGTTTGCCCTGGAGCAACCGCTTTTGTTCCATCACTGGAAGAACCAACCATACTGCCGGAAGAATCCAATGCGGTCACATTCAGATCAATACTTACAACCTTATCTGAATTGTTTGTTACATACATAACGTAATACATAAAAGAATCATCCACAGTACAGGAATAATCCTGCGTACTCATCAAATCTGCAAGGTTTGTTTTGTCTTTACTTTCTGTCGTAGTCGTGACCACAGTAGTGCCATTTTTGGTAGATGTACCGCCACCACAACCAGTCAAAAGAACGGCCGACAGTAACAGTATGGCAAAATATCTCATCTTCATAGACATATCCTCCCTATATAAATGTTTAGTCCATTATACATCAATGTGTCTATCAATGCCACATTATTCGCTTGCCTTGAAATTATATATAGGTTTCAGAATCGCAAGAATATCAACGGTTTCTCCAATACATTCCACAATCTCATCAATAGGCTTGTATGCCATCGGTGCCTCATCTATGGTTTCCTCTGACACAGAAGTAGTGTAGATACCGTCCATAGAGTGTGAATAGTCTCTCATGCTGAGAGTTTCCTTTGCTTTCATCCGGGACATAATCCGTCCGGCTCCGTGCGGCGCAGAACAGTTCCAATCCTCATTTCCCTTACCGGTTCCGAGAATACATCCGTCACGCATATTGATGGGGATAAGAACCTTTTCTCCGTACTTGGCAGAGATGGCACCTTTACGGACGATGTTGGAGTCGTGGTCGATATAATTGTGGATGCACTCAAAGAAGTCCGGCATATCTGCATCAACACCCCATCCCATGTGATTGCATATAATCTGAGCAATCATAACACGGTTCATGTAGGCAAACTTCTGACATATCCTCATATCATGGAGATACTGTTCACGGTACTTACCATCTAAATAACAGAGGTCTTTCGGCAATTTCGGAGTGACAGCACGGAAGTTTCGGCGCAGCTCCTTGATTGCGGATTCAATCTCAGATTTTCTTCCAGCGGCTTTGTAGTCGGCAATGAGCTTTTCCTGACGATCATACAAATCATCCTTACCGCACATCAACTCATAGGCAAGGTTCTGATAGTAGTCTGCCACCTGTTTCCCAAGATTGCGGCTGCCGGTATGGATAACCAGATACTTATAACCGTCCTCCGCAACATCAACCTCGATGAAATGATTACCACCGCCGAGAGTGCCGATAGAACGCTCAATACGCTTAGTATCTCTCAATTCACGGTAGCAGTGAAGATTCTGCAATTCATCAAAACGGATCTGCCGGCCATCATGCACATTTCTTCCACTTGGAACATAGGTGCGAATGACATTATCCAATCTCTCAAAGTCGATTTCTCCGTGTCCGATGCTTACGCAGAGCATACCACATCCAATATCCACGCCGACAATGTTCGGAATTACTTTGTTTCCGAGATCCGCAGTAAAGCCAATGACACATCCCTTTCCGGCGTGAACATCCGGCATGATACGAACCTTACAGTCCTTAAAGGCATCCTGAGACAGAAGAGTGTTAATCTGTTCCAAAGCCTCATCTTCGATGGTTTTTGCATAAACTTTCAAATTACTCATAGTGATCCTCCTATACTTTGTATGTTTTGTTATTTTCAGAATTTCCGTTGTATTTTGTGAAAGGGCGAACCCATACACGCTTGCCAGTCTTGGTGATCCGATAGAACCCTCTTACACTTACCTGTTCAGTAGGCTTTGTGTAGTGCCGTTTTGCACCATCTGCAGGAATAGGTCTGCTATCAATGCGGTATGTGGTTATCAGTGGTGTAGCACCGCCAGAACGGCGCAGGCTTTTTCGATGCTTATGAGAAATGCGTTTCTCTTTCTGCTCCGTAGTCTCAATGCAGTTGCGGTAATGAGTTGCAAAACACATGAGAGAGTGGAACTTCAATGCCTCCTTGTATGGCGTTCTGTCAGCGGCAAGAACCATCCGGGCAACCTTTCGTTTCTCTTTGCTTAATCCGGCAGGAAAGACAATGTTTTCGATTTCCTGAGTTTTCGGATCATACCGATAATTGCAGACATACACGCCACCCATATACAGATGCAGCCTGACGAATACACCCTCCTGCTCATAATAGAATTTAATATCTTCCTCCGGCAGCTCAACCAATGCGGAGGGGATGGGGATGCGGAACTCTTCGGCATCCAACCAATCTTTATTTTGCTGATACCATTCAATGATCTTCTCTGTTTTCCCGATGGTATCGACTATGATTTTATTGCAGTTTGTAATATCAATCATGCCTAAGACCTCCATTTCTTCAATGGTTCCTTATAGCATTTGTCTATTTGGACACGTTCTTATCAAGCGGCATCGTGCGCTCCGCCGGAGATACGCGAATGTCAGGAGATCCCACTATCCTTATCCGGTTTCGCATTAAAGCCGGAAAACCTGTCAACCAACAAAGGGATGGTGTATGCCGTTATCAACCCTCATACCGGCAGCAGTTTTCACATTAAAAACTGCCAGAAACCTGTTACACGACACTCAAATAGACAAATCTTATAAGGAACCATTACTAGATATGCGCCTCATTTTGGGCGGTAAATAATATCAACGTGGGAATCTAATGCCTGTTCAATCTTTTCGTCCGTAACACCCAAGTAACGAGCCGTAACGGCGGCGGAACTGTGCTGATACAGGCGGCGGACCAGTTCAATGTCCTTTCCGTTCTTGTAGTAAATCTCTGTTCCGAAGTATTTACGGAACGAATGGGTGGATATATCCTCATACCCAGGACCGAGCCAGTCGCAAACCTTTTTCAGATGCTTTTGCACTGCCCGGACACCGATAGGGAATATCAGATCATCGCCCTCAATGCCCTCAGAGTCCGCATATTCAAGGAGGAAGTTGTAGACCTGTTCCTGAACCTTGAAACGGCGAACCTTTCCGGTCTTATGCTCAATAATATTAAAAGCGTGACCGGATGGCGTCTTGATAAAAGAGGAACGCCGGAGGGAGAGTGTATCTCCAATACGCAATCCTACATTCGCCTCAATAACGAGGATCGTAGCAATCCTGGGATTAGGCTGCACGCAGTCTCCAATGCCCTCATATAAAGTTTTTATGATAGTCTCGTACTGTTCATGCGTACAAGCTGTTGTTGTCTTTCCTGCCATTCTAACCATCCTCCTACTTACTGATTTTTCATCAAACCGGCAACGACATTGTTGATTGCCGTCTCAGATACAAACCCACCTTGCAACCTTACCGGGGAAAGAGAACCGTTAGGGAGAAAGAGCATATCGCCATGTCCCATGAGTTTTTCGCCGCCGGCCATATCCAATGCAACCATAGAGTTTGTGACTGTACCAACACGGAGACAGATCTTTGTAGGCATATTCGCCTTAATCAATCCGGTAACAACCTTTGCAACCGGGTACTGTGTAGCGATTACAAGGTGGATGCCGCAGGCACGGGCTTTCTGTGCGATTCTTACAATATGTCCCTCAACGGATTTTCCACCCATGCTCATAAGGTCTGATAACTCATCAATGAAAACTATGTCACGTCTCATAGGAGCATCTGCGAACTTCGCATTGTAGCTGTCAATGTCACGGCAGCCGGTAGATGCAAGAACGGAGTAGCGGCGATCCATCTCAATACAAAGGTTCTTCAATAGCTCAACCGCACCATTTACCTCAGATACAACCGTACACGCTGCAAGATTCTTGTAATACTCAAACTCTGTTGCTTTTGGGTCGATGATATATAAGTGCATCTGTGCCGGATTCTTTTTCATCAATAGAGACAAGATGAGGTTATGCAGAACGATTGATTTACCAGATCCGGTCATACCAGAAATGAGGATATGGCAAGCCTTGGCAATATCAATATAATGTTTAGAACCATCAACCGCCATGCCGATTGCCATTGTAAAACCATCGGTGGACTGGTACTCATTATCAATGAGCATATCGCCCAGGAACACGGTTTCTGTACCGGTCGGAACCTCAATATACACATAGCCATTATCAAATCTCAAAGAGGCGTTGCAATGTAAGGCTGCCTGAAATTCCTTTTCATGTCTCAAAATAGCTTGTACCTGAGTTCCGGGAGCCGGTTCAATAACATACTGTGTAAGGCGTGGTCCCTGATTGATCTTTGCAAGGGTGGAGCGGAGGCGGAAAGAGTTCAATACACTCAATATGGTTTCGGCTTCGTTCTTTACTCCATGAGATCCCCATGAGGTGTGATAAGTCATATTGCCATCAACGGCAGGGAAGATATACGGCTTTGTAAGTTCATACGCCGGAGCGGTGGTAGCGGTCTGTCTCTCTGCGGACTCTTTCAGTCCTGTATTGAGAAGTGCGCGGGCCTCGCTGTGTTTTCTGTTTGCGGTCAATGCCTCCATACAGTTGATAAATACGCTTTTCTTTCTCATGGTTCTCAATCCTTTCTTTACCGGATGCCGGTAGTACACAATTTACTGTTCAATCTCTGCAACTCTTTCACATAGGTGTCAATAGCATCCTGCGATTTCGTATCACACACAAGGCGTTTCGCTTGTCCGGCGTTCTCTATCATCGTCAATACACTATCACTCAATAATGTCTGTTCTCTATCTGTCAATGAAATAACTACCATGTTCATACCTCCTACAACATATCATTACTTGAAAAAGTATTCAAAAGGATCTCATTGTCGGTTTCTGTTATATCCAGATAGTTGCCGGAATCATCAATAATACTTAATGCTTTTTCTTTGGTTATAGGTCTTTTCTCTGCGCCCCTAAAAGCGAAGCCATATCGGAACATCAAAGGCTTTTCGGATGCCTCAACAACTTCCTTTGCCTTGGCTCTGTCTAAAGTTCCATCGTAGAATGACATTTTTATCATAATTCCGCCTCCCATTCATCAAAATCAGGTAAGTACGCTTCCAATTCCTCATAGGTTACTTCTGGAAGTATGTTTGCAATAATCGCCCTTGCGGAGTTCTTTGTATGACCGTGTTCCCTATATACATAGTCAATGAGATTTTTGATTAAATCATAAGTGAAATGATCCTCAATGCAGCCGGGAAACTGTTCTTTTAAGTAGTTCATAAATACTTCTAATTTATCTTTGTTCATGTGTTACCTCCATATTACAACGTGTTACATATCGTTACAATGTAACGGATTAGATTAAAATACTCTCAATCAATCGGCGGTTTCCGGGTGTAACCTCTCCGCCATAGTTGGAAACGGTCAAGATCAGGTCAATGGCTGTTCTCAATCCTCGAAGCTCGGCAGATACCCGGCTGCGCTCATTGTGGTAATTCTTCAACGCCTCACGCTGAATAGGAAGCTCAATAGAAAGCTCAAAACGTGTGCGGCGTGGTGTGGATGGATTGTTATAGGTGCGATCCATTGCATCAATGGCAGCCATGCGGCGATCCTCTTCAATGCTCATGCGCTTTTCTGTTGCTTCAAGGCTTGACACCTTGGCCTGCAGTAATTCAAAACTGCTCATACCGTTCTCAATTCTCAATGCTGTATTATTCATGGTTTCTTATCCTCCTAAACTCAATATGTTATGCTGTGACTACTTCATAATTTGCCGGAATCCTGGTTACTGGCATATAACGGCCGGATGATTGGCAGAACCAGAAAGGGCGTTTGAACTGATACGCTGCGGCGTGTTTCAATAGTTCAATGCTTTCCCCAGTGTGGAGAGTAAAGCGGATCACTGCGTCGACAGGTAAATTTTTCAATGCGTGCGGATCTTTCTTTGCTTCAATGTTCTTTCTGCATCTCTCCCGCCAGTTGTTGGCATATTCTGAATCAGTAGGGGAGAGAAGAGAGAGGATAGAGGCGGGACAATGATCCTCACATGGTCCCATGCTTTCTTCCATCGTCTTAACTCCGAAGTTGAAATAATCCCGGCTGTTGGTGTGCGTCAATGCAACGGCGGCGAATGTCTCAGCCTCTCCGGTGCTCAATATGGTTAATTTTACGGCTGCGGAATATGTAGCCCCAACCATGCA